CGATTCCCATCACCCGCTTTTCTTATTTCACAATTCTTATGTCCCAGTAGCTCAGTTGGATAGAGCAGCGGCCTTCTAAGCCGTCGGTCGGGAGTTCGAATCTCTCCTGGGACGCCACTTACATACGATCGGTTCGGGTTAACAGTGCTGAAACCCTTGATATGACCGCGTTTGCGGTCATTTTTCATTTTTTGGGAATCCCGAAAAAAACGATAGAATCCGAAAAAATTTTGCACGAATTTTGCACGGCTATTTAGCATGGTACAGCTCCTCCATTGCAAGGTCAACTTGCCGAGACTCTTTTTGCTCCATCTCATCTAAAATATGAGAGTACGTTTGCAGCGTGGTTACAATATCTTTATGTCCAAGACGCCGAGAAACGTATTTGATATTCACTCCTTTATACAAGAGCATGGATGCGTGAGTATGACGGAGCCCGTGGCAAGTGATCGTTTTAATCCCGATTTTTTTGCATAATGATCGCAACGTTTTATTGACTGCGTTATTTGTCACAATTTCCATTTTTGAGTTGATAAACACTAAATTTTTCGTGTTTCGTAATCCTGTTTTCATAGCTAATTCATTTTGATACTTTCGCAGTTCTTTGAGCATATTTAACGTCTCGTTATCGACCGTAATGGTTCGTTTTGAATCGAACGTCTTTGTATCGCTAAAGTCATTTGCCCCTTTAAAGTCCCAAGTCTTATTAATCGTGATTGTTTTGTTTTTGAAATCAACGCAATCCCATGTCAGGCCCATGATTTCCGAGAAACGAGCACCAGTGGCGATTGCGAATAAAATGATGTATCGAGAGATATATTTAGGTTTCATGTCCTTTTTTATTTCTGCTATCAACTTCTTCACTTCGTCAAAATTGAGATATTTCAATTCTTCCGATTTTGCTTCTACTTCTCCCTTTATGACCACTTTATACGTGGGATCACGGGTGATAATTCCTTCTTCAATCGCATCACGGAGGCACGACTTAATATATGTGTGTCGTTTTCGTACTGTCGCTGTCGTATGGTTTTTGCCGATTTCGTTGATGAACTTTTGGTACATATCGCGCGTCAAATCTTTCAATTTAACCCCAGCGAAATATTCTTCAACCAATTGAACGGATAACTCAATGTTTCTTTCGTGCGCTAAGCTGTATTTCCCCTTTTTATACAACTCGAACCAATTCCGCATATATTCAGAGAAGAGTTGATCCCCTGCGTTGATGTCGTATCCCTTGTGCAGTTGTTTCTCTAATTCAGCGGCCGCAAGCTCCGCCTCTTTCTTGGTACGGAAGCCTCCTTTCGTTTTCGTTTTATATTTTCCGTTTTCTTTGTAGGAAACACGATAGCGCCAGCCGCTTTTGGTTTTTTGGATGCTGGCCATGTCTTCTCCCTCCCTATGCAGAATGTATGTTTGGTTTGAGGTCAAAATTTTTTTAGATGCACCACCTCCTCAGGGACTCCATACGCCGCCGCGGCTTCATAAATGGTTGCATCAGTACCGCGATATGTATAAAGCACATCATCCGACAGAAGCAATTCCACGGCAAACTCATTCGCCTCCCTTTCCACTTTATCCATGCAGAAAAGTGTGTTTCTCCTTAGAAAAGATGTGCTAAGTTCGGGATGCAGAACTGCATGCCCCAGCTCGTGCGCGCATACAAAGCGTTTCATCGGCTCGTCCAACTCTGAATTGATGTGAATGATCTGAATCCGGCGAAATGTATGATGATACCCGTATGTCCCGCCAAGCGGCTCAAACAACAGCACAATGCCTTTCTGTGATGCGATCTCAAAGGGGTTGTTCGTGCCGTGCCTGTTGACTAATTTCTCTACGATCTGTTTGATCTTCTCAGCCATAGCGAACCCCCCTAGAGATAGTTATTGACGGTATTTCTTTGGCGTGAACTTTTGTTTTGCGATGCGCTTAGCGAGGCGGAGCGAGTTTTCCAGAGATGCGATCAGTAGTTCCCGATCTTCTTCATCGAGTTCGTCGATGTCCACTCCGCCGAATGCAGCGAAACCGCTTCCTGTCTTGAGCCCCTTGATGATCTTTTCCAGCTCCTTTTGGATGTCGCGCTCGTCTTTATCCGTTAGGGTAGGTAGATGTTCTTTAGTATCGTCAGCGATATATCCGGCGGCTTGCATTAGATCCTCATAAGTAATTCCGTTGTGAGCGTGATCCGCTAACTTTTTTATTGTCTGAGGTGTGGGAGGGCTGTCTAATAAGCATCTGAGTAACCTTGATATATGAGCGGATGTAACACCTGATTTTTGAGCATAGTGGTTTATTGACCTATTCCCTTTTGCCTTTTCCAGTAGCTCTGCGAATCTTTGCTTATCAAAAGACATGTATCTAACCTCCATTTTTTTGTTGTCTAAAATCAATGTTATATCTATATTCTGTTGTTTGTAAACAACGAAAAGTAAAAAATCATAAAAAGTATTGACTGTATGTAATAATAGATGTTATATTTTACATGAAAACAATATTGACTACATACAACACTCGGAAGGGAGTGATAAAGTGTACGTTAACAAAGACAAGGTGAAAGTATTAATGGAAGAAAGAGCAAATGGGAGATATCGCAAATTCGCTAGAATGCTGAATCTTGATGTTGCCCATTTGTACAGGGTTCTAAATTCCAAGAGTATGGCAGGACCAAAGTTTTTAGGAAGACTTAAAAAGTATTGCGATGAAAATGGTTTAGACTTTGAAGAATATATTTTTTTAGATGATCCGTTACATGCAGTCAATGATAATTGGAAGGGAGAAGGGAAATGAACCCGCAAGTTTTCACTTATGGTGAAACACAGGTTAGAACAATCATCAAAAACGGTGAAGTTTGGTTTATCGCAAAAGATGTGTGCAGTGTTCTCGATATCAAAAACAGTCGCGATGCCTTAGGGAGATTAGATGAAGACGAAAAGGGTGTAGTTTTAACCGACACCCTTGGAGGAAAACAACAAATGTTGTGTGTCAATGAAGCTGGACTTTACAACTTGGTTTTGAGAAGTCGTAAACCCGAAGCAAAGCAGTTCAAGCGTTGGGTGACACATGAAGTCCTCCCAACCATCCGCAAAACGGGCGGCTATGTCTCAAACGATGAAATGTTCATCAATACGTATCTTCCTTTTGCCGATGAGCAGACCAAGATGATGTTTCGTGGCGTGCTTGAAACCGTGCGTCGGCAAAATGAACGGATCGCGGCGATGAAGCCGAAAGCAGACTATTTTGACGCCTTAGTTGATCGGAATCTACTCACCAACTTTAGAGACACAGCCAAAGAGCTTGAGGTGAAAGAACGGTATTTCATTGAATGGCTCCTCGATAACAAATTTGTCTACAGAGATCAAAAAGGAAAATTGAAACCATATGCGCAGTATGTGCCAGAACTATTCAAACTGAAAGAATTCGCTCGAAACGGGAAGGCCGATGTGCAAACGTTGATTACTCCACGCGGGAAAGAAACATTTCGGTTGTTGCTAAAGAACCAAACGGCGTGAAAGGGGGTGAAAAGGGTGAACATGGAATGCCCACGTTGCGGTTGCGAAAATGCTCAATACAAAGTTGTTGAGGTTGTTGAGGGGAAAGGCTACGTTTGGGAAGCGGCGTGCGAAGAGTGCGGTTGGGAAGATACGAAATATGAGTTCTGAGCCTCAAGGGAGGGAGACGAAGTGAGAAACAAAGTCTGGTGGTCGATGCAAGACCTAAAGGAACGCACCGGCTACAGCGAGGATTGGCTGAAGGAGCACATCCTGCTCCATCCTCGCTACAAACCGATGCTTGACATTGAAAATGGCGGTTTTGTGTACTATCCGGAACGGAAAGGCGAACGTTGGTGTTTCATTGCGTCTCGCATGGAAGAGTTTCTAGAGAAGTATTTCAAAGACATTTTCTTGAAAAAGGAGGAGACTTCGAATGCAAACAAAAAGACTGTCGCTCGATGAGTTTCCGAAAGAGATTAGAGAGCAATTGGGAAAGAGCTTTCGCGAATTCACCTTTGTCGATGGATATGTAGTGAGATATAAAAACGCAGGATCGACGTATCACATAGCACTTATGGATGAACGCCTGCTATGGGAGATATGTTTCACAGATAGCGAAAAAGAAGGCATCTATGAGTGCATACATGAATCGTCGATTGAGTTGAGATTCGTCAGACAGGCGGCAGAATTTCTTAAGCTCGATTAAAAAAGGAGGAAGCAGGTAGCAAAGAAGGGTCGCTCATCTTCTTTGCTACCACCCATTGTAACAAACCTTCTGTTTAATGTCTATCCTCAGGCGCAGGATATTGTCCTGTTTTCTCAAACTTCCTCATGTTTTGGCCAAAGGTTGTTCTGTCTCCTGCGTCTGAATATGGGCATTAAGGAAAGGGGGTGGTGTGTTGCGGCATAACGATGATACGCAAGTTCGCATTCGAATAGGAGAGCTTCTTGATATATGCCGCAAGTGTCCGTATGGAGGTCTTCGTAGTGGCAGTCGATATGTACAACAATGCGAAACATGCGACGTCTACAGAGAAATGCGAGCGCTTGGAGATTGGCTTGCCAATACCAATCAGCGCCCGAAAAAACAAAGGATCAAGAAATGGACAGAGAAAGAACGTGAAGTTTTGCGGAACAACATTCATTTGGGAACAAAAGAACTGGCGAAGATGCTAAACCGAACTATCCCGTCAATCAGAAACCAAATTCAATTACTAAGACGAAAGGGGCTAATCTAAATGGCTGTGGAAAATCCGATGACACTTAACGTGAAATGGGAAGAACCGCGCGTGATCGGCGAGTGTGCCGGATGCTTCTCTGACATTGTCGAAGGCGAAGGATACATTGAGTTTCCAGATGGCCTTCTTGTACATTACGACCGCTCTTGCGCCATGGCATTTTGTTTAGAACACGGTGAATTGAAGCATTACTGACCGGTAAAGGGGGAAGAGCGTTCATGAAGCTGTACGAATTAGCAGCCAACTATGCCGAATTGCTGAATATGGCAGAGGAAATGGATTCAGACGCGTTGGTTGATACGTTAGAAGCGATTCGCGATGAAATCGAACTCAAGGCAGAGAACATTGCGAAGTTGATCCGCAATCTTGAGGCGGATGCGAAAGCGATTAAAGAAGAGGAGAAGCGGCTGAACGATAAGAGGACAGCTATTGAGAACAAGGTCAAACGATTAAAAGGGTATCTATTCGAGCAGTTGGAACACGCGGGCATTCAGCGAATCAAGCGGCCCACCATCACGGTATACATTCAAGACAATCCACCGTCTGTGGATGTTGTGGATATGTCGGCCATTCCTGCGGAGTTTTTGAAGCAAAAAATTGAGGTTGACAAGAAGGGCATTTTAGAGCGGATCAAAAACGGCGAGCAAATTCCAGGCGTTGAACTCAAGCAAGAAAAAGGAGTGAGAATTCGATGACGAAAACAGCTGAACAACCGAAACTGTTAAACATTTATCAAAAACTTGTAGAAATCAGAAAAACGGTCGATGTGTTTGTAAAAGATTCGCAAGGGTATGGCTATCGGTATGTATCCGGCACGCAGGTGCTGAAAAAGATTCGAGAAAAAATGGACGAATTGGGCGTGTTGCTCGTCCCAATCGTCCTCAATCAAACCCACTCTACTTTTAATTATACCGTATGGGACAGAGAAAATAAACGCGAACGGCCAAAAACAGACTTTGTTGTCACTGGCGATATGAAATATGTATGGATCAACGCCGACGATCCGAGTGATCGTATTGAAATTCCTTGGCAGTATATGGGGCAACAGGACGACATTTCAAAAGCATTTGGCAGTGCGTTGACGTATACGGAGAGATACTTCCTTATGAAGTTTTTCAGTGTTCCGACTGACGAGGACGATCCCGATGCGAGAGATACAGCAAAACAAAACGGCAAGATTGACAAAAAGGAAAACGGGAAATACAAAAAAGCGAGCAAAAACCAATTGGATTACATTGATGCGCTCATTTCGCGCCGAGTGACAGCGGATTGGACGAAAGAAATGCTGTACGAAAAGCTGAAAGAAACGATGGGTGTCGATAAAGAACCGTCTGAATGGACAGTCGAGGAAGCAAGCAAAGCCATCTCGATCATAACGGGGCGGTTCGAATGAAAACATGGTTGAAACGGTTCGGGGAAGCGTATTATCGCTTCCTCGAAACCGATGAGGATGCGGATACGATTTTAAGAGAAACGAAGCTGGGGTGGCTTCCCTACGCCGTCTCTGGCGCGATTCTCGCTTTGATTCTCATGGGAGATTATCTCTTTTAAACGCGGAGTGAGTATGTTTGGCTGCAAAAAAGAAGAAAGAGCGGATTCAAAAGGCATTTAAAGAAGGGCTCGAATATCAAGTGGCTTTGCCGTTTTGCTACACGTGGATGGCTAGAACAGAGAAGGAATATGAAGCATATGCGAAGGGGTACGTACGGATCACACATCCCCAATTCAAGGTGATAGACGTTGATATAAACAAACGGATAGCTATTTGCATTCAAGAAAGGCCAGAGGGGGATTCGAAATGAGCAAGCTTCTTCTTGATGAAAAACCGCTGATAATCTTGCCGTCACTGGCTAAAGAGATTGGGCTAAACGAGGCGATCATCTTGCAACAATTGCATTACTGGTTGCAAGAGAGTGGAAACGAACATGATGGACATAGATGGGTTTATAACACATACGAAGATTGGCAGAAACAATTTCCGTTCTGGTCTAAAAACACGATCATTCGTGCTATTAAGTCGCTAGAGAAAAAAGGGCTGATCGTCACCGGAAATTACAACAAATTAAAGATTGACAACACAAAGTGGTATCGGATCGATTATGAGAAATTAGAGGGGATGGGTAGACCATCTACCCAAAATGAGCAGACGGGCTACCCAAAACGGGTAAACGTAGAACCCAAAATGAGTAAGCCAATAACCAGAGAATACACAGAGAATACTACAGATATAAAAGATGATGATAAGGACGAGACGATGAATGACTTATCGGAGGAAACGACAGAGAATGAACGTGAAACCGAATGCAATCCTGTTACCGAATTCGAGAAAGCATTTGGTTATCTACCGCCTTCTATTTTGCAACAAGAATTTGAACAGGTCATTGAGAACGGACAATTTCAAGAGCCGGAAGCGATCATCGTCGAAGCGATCCGATTGGCGCGGAAACAGATGCCGCGCAATCCGGCACGCTACATTTCTAGCATTCTACGAAACTTCGAGTTTATGGGGCTGTTCACTCTTGAGGATGTGAAAGAGTATAACGAAATGTTCGAACAAAAGAGGAAACAGGCGCCGCGCCGCAGGCAATCGCCAACCGAGATCAACTGGGATGAACTTTAAAAAGGGGGGATCGGCGTGACGAGGGAGCAAGTGAAACATGTCATGAAGCTCATTTCCTTTGTCTACTCGAATTTTGAGGTGTCAAAGGAGAAAGTAGACATTTGGTACGATTTGTTGGCGGATGAACCGTTTGACTTGGTGCTGTCTAACGCCAAGCGACATGCCAAGGAGAAGACTTATCCGCCTACGATCGCCGAACTTTGTCATAGAGAGGAACGGCCAGCTTATTATGAGCTGTATGTTCATAACATGAACGCCGGAGAGGACTGGCCACAATGAGCGTCGAGGCAGAAAAAGCAGTGTTAGGGACATTTCTTGAATGTCCCTACCTGCTCAAAGAAACGGTTCTGACCGAAACGCACTTCAGCGATCCGAAGCACCGGAAACTGTTCGCTGCCATGAAGCGGATCGCACAGCAGGACGAATTGGATATTGTGACGCTTTCAACGAGAGAAGATGTGGCTAATTTTGGAGGCCTGTCCTATCTCAACGAGATCTCCGCTTTTGCGAACGAAACGAAATTCGATCAATACGAAGTGCTGGTTCTCGACGAATGGAAAGAGCGAGAGAAGCGGCGGATTCTTGTTGTGGCGGCGCAGGAAAATTGGGATATTGACAAGATCACAACCGCGCTGACCCGTTTAAACGAGGGGCGCATCACCGACCATCATGACATCAATGATTTGCTACAAGAGGTAGCCGAAGCGCCGTGGGTGCCGACCGAGCGGAAAAGGGGTGCGCCGTCGGGCATTAGCGAGCTTGACAAAATGCTGAATGGTTTCAATGATGGCGATTCGATCATTTTGGCAGCGCGACCGTCCATGGGGAAGACCGACTTCATGATCCATTTCGCGAAGAGCGTCGGATGGCACGGGTACTTGCCTATCGTGTTTTCGCTTGAAATGGCGGCCGATAAAATACGCGACCGACTCATCGGTTCGATTGGCGGATTCAATCGGATGAAGTTGCGAAATCCGTATCACGATTTGTCAGAAGAACAGAAGCGCATGTGGATCGAAGTCATTGGGAAGGCATCCGAAACACACATGCAAATCTTTGACGGCGCCGGACAGAGCATTGCGGATATTCGTTCGAAAATCAGAAAGTCCATCAATCGATTTCCAGACAGAAAGCCTGTCGTGTTCATTGATTATCTCACATTGATACGGCCGGAACGATATTACGGCGGAAACATGCATTTGCAAGTCACCGAGATTTCCAGAGCGATCAAGGAGACGGCAAAAGAATTCAGTTGCCCGATCATCACACTGGCGCAACTGTCGCGAGATGTAGAGAAACGAAGCGACAAGAGACCGCTTATGTCGGACATCAGAGAGTCGGGAAGCATTGAGCAAGACGCGGACGTGGTGATCTTTCTATACCGCGACAGCTATTACAACGCCGAAGCTGATCCCCGCGTTGCGGAAGTCATTGTGGCTAAGAGCCGCAATGGAGCGGTCGGGACGGTTCGGGTTTCATACAATCGAAACACGGGGGTGATTCAAGATTTATACCGTTCATGAACTGATGAAAGAAGCCATTCGTGACGAAGCCGCTTCTCTTATCTATACGCTTCACTATTTTTTGTCCGCAGGACGGATACGGCGTGACAGCACGATGGATGAACTCGAAGCGGCTATGGAAAGCGTGGCTGAAGAAGATACACGCACCATCGCGCGTCTTATTGAAGAAAACCCTTTGAAGGTGTACGAAATTCGCGTCTTTTCATTGAAAATCGGGCAGGGGCGATTTGCCTTTGTGTTTGCCGCAAATGAAGAAGAAGCAAAATCGTTTGTTCGGCACAAATACGGCATAGAACCGAAAAACTGTTTTCAATATCCGATAGATTTTCCTGTTTCGATTGGCAATCGCTTCACAACTTTTCGAGAGATGGCAAGAGCGAAGAATTCGTTTCCGTCACTGGCAGGATTTTATCAAAAGGAGGTGAGGGAGTGAGTTTCAAGGAATGTCGAGCCGTTCCCAAGAAAGTGCCGGAGAAGCGGAGAAAACGGAAAGCACCTTCGTCAAAAACGAGAGGAAGCATTAGCAAAACCGAGTACAATCGCATGATCGAAGTGTTTGGCTGTCGTTGCATGATGTGCGGTGATCCGCGAATTGAGGCGCACCATGTCCGTTTCCGTTCTCAAGGCGGGAGGGGGAAGTGGAGAAACCTTGCTCCCTTATGCCACTGCTGTCATCAAGCTGTCCACCAGAATCGGGCGTTGGCGGAAAGGCTGATGGCGGTGAGGGAAGACATGTTTGGGAAATGGTACTGGGCGGATGAATACGACTTGTATGAAAACGGGCTAATCAAAGAACCGCTAAAGGAGAACTTCGAAGACTTTATGAGGAGAGAGGAAAATGAAGAAGTGGTACGTCATTGTACAGGAAAAGAAATCGGTGGATGGTGAGTGTTTGATAGAGATCAAAACCATAGAGAGCCGACCAAAAAAATTTGCGTATGTTGTGTTTGCCGAGAAATAGAAAGCGAGGGATTGTCATGATTAACCGCGTCATTTTGACAGGACGACTGACGGACGATCCGCAGTTTCGATATACGCCAAGCGGAGTGGCTGTTGTCACATTCATACTGGCCGTTACCCGTCCGTTTGCGAATCAAAACGGGGTGCGGGAAGCTGATTTTATTCGTTGCGTCGCATGGCGAAAACAGGCGGAGAACATCGCAAACTACTTGAAGAAAGGAAGTATGGTCGGGATCGACGGGCGATTGGAAACGGGTAGCTATGAACGGAACGGACGGAGGGTTTATTATACACAGGTCGTGGTGGATACGGCAACATTTCTGGAGCCGCGCAACGCTTCGAATTCGGGCAGGAAACAGAGAGGGGATAGGGACACATTCGAACAAGAGAAAAACGCCTCTAGGAAAGCGAGAGAAGCGTTTATGAAGCCGTCAGAAGAGCAGAGATGGTTTGATGATCCTTTTGCTGATAACGGGGAGCCGATCGAAATAAACGATGACGATTTGCCGTTTTGACGAAAGGGATGGTAGAGGGTGAAGGGAACGGATAGAAAATGGTTCGATGGCGAAACGTCAATAGAGCCAGGAGATTGGGTGTATTGCGTCAGCGTAAATAGCGCGTATTGTGGATGGTTAGGTTACGTCGAGTGGGTTAGACCGCCCGTAGGAATGGTTCAGTTCACTCTTAACCAC